GAGCAGCACCGCGCCGCTCGGCAACGTGATCTTCACCGCCCGCGGCAAGCGGTCGTCATTGGCTGCAGCAGCCAGGATGTAGCCCGCGAGCGTGGGATCGTCCGCGATGCTGAAACTCAGCCCGGCCGCGTTCTTGAACGTCGGGATGCGTTTCTTGGCGTCCGCTTCGAGCAGTTGATAATCGAGGAACTGCTGTTCGCCGCCGCTGCTGCTGCTCGAGAGAATTTGCGAGAGCTGCGTCCAGGTCAGAATTTCCCGAATGCTGCCGGCGCCGCTTGCGGCCGGGTAGATCGAGGTGAGCGTCGTGTCGATTCCGACGAGCGGAATGTCGTCGGCGACCGGCACGCCTGCCTTGACGATTTTGTCGGTGAGCCGCGTCCAGCCCGAGGTGACCTCCATGAAGTCACCGGCGCCAATTGCGTGCCCGACCGCGAGCGATGCGATGCCGGGATTCGCGTTGCTGATCCCGGTCATGGGTTTTGCCGCCCCATACGAGGCAGCGATTGCTACGGTGGAACCATTCGGAAGCGAGATCATGTTGATTTCCTTTCGTTAGGACATAAAAAAAGCCGCCAATCGGCGGCTTGGTGCGTGTGCCCACGAAGGGCGGTACAAATCAGGTCCAGAAGCTAAAATCCTGCATCGAGCCGCGCAGTTTCGTGTCGGCTTCATAGTTGGCAATCGGCGCGCCCTCCACCGTGGTCTGGAGCGCGGTGAGCGCGCGCAGCGCGTTCTCCACCTGCTTTGCCAGGGTCGACGCCTGCGCCCGCGTGTCGGCCCATACGTTGATCTGCATGCGGGTGTTCGCTTTGCTCGGGTACAGCGGCGAGGGCGGCGAGCCGGATTGAACCTCCGCGCCTTGCGCCAGAAAATTGACCGACTTCCCGCCGACTTGCTGGTAGGTGATATACGGGCGAACCGTCAGATCCGGCGCGATGTCGGGATAGACGCGATTGGCTACGAGCGCCTTCAACGCATTGAAAACCGCGGATTCGACGCTCAAAATAATGCTCCCTGCCCGCTGCGCAACAGCTCGGCCATGCGCTGCCTGGCCGCAGCGGCGACGCGCGAGCGCATATTCACCCAGGCCGGGCGCATGAACGGGCGCGCGCCAGCCCGGCTCGTTCCGTACTCGACCATGAACCCGTAAGGGCATTTTTTGTGGTTCCAGGAAACTTGGTACACGGCATAGGCTTCGCGGCTCCTGCTTGTCGAAAAGACCTGATAGATAGACGCTTTCAGGGTGCCCGCGGGAAAGAAGTATTTTTGGTGCGTGCCATAAAACACATGGCCGTGCTCGGCTATCGGCGCGGTCAGCCTCGCCTCATCGTAAAAAAGTTGCGCCATTGCTTGCGATCCGCCCCGGATCACGTAGTTGTTGACGTGACGCCCCAACTTGTCGAGCCCGGCGGTCGCTTCGGTCAGATTGGTTTTAAGGTTGAGCATGTCACACCTTGCGCGTACACATCAGGACGAGCTGCTTGCGGTCTTGACCCAGGACGGACTCGACGTTGTAGGTGTTCGCGCCATGAATCAACTGCATGGCCGGGACGATGCCGGGCATATAGCGGATCGTGATTTTGGTTTGCGCGGAGGCTTGCGTCGCGCCAGCAGCGACGTACTCGCGCCCGGTGATGTCCACGACGCCGGCCCATACTGTCGCGAAGTTGGTCCAGCCCGCCACCGGTTCGCCGTTAGCATCCTGCGTCGTGCCGGGCGCCTGGATGGTGATGCGCTCATTCATGCTTCCGGCTCTCATGGCGTGGTCCAGTAACATTGAAGCGACCCGCACTCAATGACGTGCAGGCCCGCGGCCTCGATTGCCTTCGCCACACCGGGGCAGTTCTGCCAGTGGTAGTCGTCAAATACGACGATGCCGCCAGGGACCATGCGCGCGCGCAGCCACTCGATCGCGTCGGCGGTGCTCTTTTCCAGATCCATGTCGACGTGCGCGAAGCAGATCGGTTCGCGGAACTCGGCGGCTGAGTCCGGGAACAACCCGGCAATGAGTTTGACGTTCGCCGGCATCGCCGCCTTCACCGCATCAACGGACGTGTCGCCGAATTCGCCCGGTTTGTGAAAGTCGATGGGGTTCCAGGACTCTTTCGGCATTCCGACGAACGTGTCGAATCCGTAGCATTGCTTTTCGCGGCACTCGCCCGCCAATGCACGCAGCGCGCCACCCTGGTAGACGCCAAGCTCGACGATGCAGCCCGCGAGATTCTTGACGCTAGCCGCCAGTTGCAAGAGGCACGCGAGTTTTTTCGGTGTCAGCAGGATTTGCATGGTGCTCCGCGATAAAGTGTTTGATCCGCTCGATGGCGGAAGGGACGTCGATTGTCTTGTCGTGCGCGCAAGCAGGGGACCAGCAACAGCACGGAGTGACCGGCTCGATTGCAAGTGTTGGCGAGTACCGCGCGCCGGCACTGAACGAGCGTGAATCCTCGAAGCCGCCGAAGATGCAGATGAGCGGCGTGCCCACGGCCTGGGCGAGCACCGTCATGAAGCCAGGCGAGGCGAAAGCTAGTTTGGCCTTCGCGGTGATCGCCGCGATAGTTTCTATGTCAATCTCGCCGTGGTGAAATTCGGCGTCGGCCTTGAACGGCGGCCCGATCAGGCGTTCGCTCACCGCCGTCATATCGGCGAGGCTAATGACGAAATACCGCTCGCGGATCGCGCAGAGGAGCGCGTGGGAGGCCACCAGGTCGGGATTGCGCGCGATCTTCGCTTGCGCCGACACCCGATTAGCTTCAGAAATAGCGACCGGCGGCCGGTAGACCATCAGCGGCCGGCCGTCGCCCAACTCCATGAGCACGGCGTCAGCCTTTACCTGCCATTCTGGCGCTATGGGCAGCCGAAAATCCCCAACTTCGGCAACGCCGCACACGCTCGCCATCGTGCCGAGCACGCTGCCGTGCTCACTGATGCCGCTCGGCATTCGTGACAAGTAGCCGTTCGAGATCACGCGCGCGCCCGGTGGCGCCTGCGTGTGCCCGTACAGCGCGGCGGTGCGCAGTTCATTTTTCGCCATCCAGCCGATTGACGACTGCAACGGCAACAGGTGCAGCTCTGGCACCATGTCCCAAAAGAATTGCGGCCAGGACGTTTTCAGCCAGAGTTCATTGCTGCGCATCAGCTCGCGCACAAGCGCACGCTCGTGCAAGTTGTCACCGAGGCCCTGCATCCCCTTGAGGACAAGCGGCGGTTTCATGCAGCGCCTCCTCTAACGTACGTTTTTCGAACGAGTCAATCGCCGATCCGGGCGAACAGTTGATCACGCGCACGCCGGCGGCCAAGATCGCGCGCTCGCCCGCCGAGAACGCTCTGCGATAGTCGGCGTAGGCCGTGACCGGCTCGATCTTGGGATGGTCCCCGAACCAATGCGTTTTGCTGGTCGGCGTTGGCTCGCGCGCGTCGAACCCGAGCAGGATGATCGTCTTGGCGCCGGCCAGGACTGCAATGTTTAGCGCCTGGTAGCCTGAGTTCTTGCCAGTGACGATCTGTTTCGGGTCAAGGGATAGCCCGTAACTGTGCCCGCGCCCATTGGCGTTCTGCAGTATGTGCACCGCCGGGTCAGTAATCTTCGCAGAGCTATCGGAGATTGAGCATTTCTGCCCGGCAAACGTCTTGAAGTCGGGGCGGTCCTTGTGCCAGGTCCACCATTCCGCATCGGCGAAGTAGCACAGGTCGGCAAACGGCGCGACGCGGTAGGCATCGTTCACCGCGATCACCCGCACGCGCCTGGCCGCGTGTGCGACTCCCACGTAGTGGCCCTGCGCGACCGTGAGGCTTTCCCCGCCGCCAATGAGTACGGCGGTCGCTCCGAGCCAATCAGGGGCAACCTCGGAGAGCAGCCCTCCGGGTAGCCTGCGAAGAACGCTCACGCGATTTGAAGATCCGCGCGCTCGGGCTTGACGATTTCCTCGGCCACCTTGAACAGCAATTCCATCATGTATTGGTCGCGGTCGTAGGCGGCCTCGGCCCACATTTTGATGGCCTGCTTGAATCGAGTCGGCACGTCGGTGGCGTCTTGCTGCGGACTGCCGCTGCGGTCCACGAAGCCGGCGCGGAATTCGATTTTCAGGATGCTGCCGGGATCCCATGAATCGGCGCCGTCGTGAAAGAACCACGGCCATTTGGACCCTTGCTCTTGCACGGCAAACGCAGCAAGCGTCAATTCGGTTTCGGCTCCGACAGCATCGAGCGAGGACACCTTGGTCAAGGCGATGACGGGCGAACGGCGCAGGAGGATGCGCTGTACCGCGTCCCCGGCGATTTCGTCAACGGTCAGACGCCAGGTTTGATCGACCAGCGCCCGCCCGGTGTAGCCCTCGACCCATTCGCGCGCGGCAACGATGAGCGCGGTGATGTCCGCGTCCTGTACCTCGACGTCCTCTTGGCAGCGCAGGTGCCGCTTCATTTCGGCGAGCGTGACGGGCTCGATGTCCGGGCCGGCTATGCGTTCAAGGGAGTATTTCATTTCAGGCTCACCGTTTTGAAGCTTGCCGGGGGCGATACGCCGGCATCCTTGCCGCGCGCGCCCTCTTTCACCATCAGGCGCCATGCCGCGGACGTGCCGGGCTTGTCCGTGGTCTTTTGCTGGCAATGCCAGGCCGAACCGCCCCAGGTCGCCACGTCACCTTGGTCAAACTCGCCCTCGCGCCACACGCCGCGGTAGATCATCGCCGGGATGAAAAGCGTTTTGCCGACGATCCGCCCGCTGCTGTGGACGATTTTCAATACCAGCGAGCGGCCATCGTGCAGCAGCTCGGCCTCCATCTGCGCGACACCTTCGACAACGCAATCCCATCCGGTCATGGCGTCAGTCGGCGCGCGTGCGAGCCACAGGCCACCGGCGTGCTTCGCCCAAGTTCCGCGCGGATAGCTTTTTGCCTCGTCGATGGCCGGCAAGGGTTCGATCATTGCGGCATCGCGGCCCGCCGCGCCATCCTTGCCGTCGCGGCCATCCCTGCCGTCCTTGCCCTCGCGGCCGGGTTCGCCGCGCGCGCCGTCCACACCGTCCACGCCGTCCAAGCCGCGAAGCGAGGCGAGCCAGAGTAATTCCGTGCCAGAGAAGCCTCTTTCGACGGCGATTTCGTAGGCGCTCTTGCCGGGGACTCCCGGTTCGCCGGTCTGACCAGGCGCTCCGTCCTTGCCGTTGCGGCCGTCTGCGCCGGGTGCACCAGCAGCCCCAGGATCGCCAGGAGCGCCTTTCTCGCCCCGTTCGCCCAGCTGGCCTGCCGCACCTATCGGCCCCGCCTCGCCAGGCTCGCCACGTTCACCGTGCGGGCCTGGATCGCCCTTGACGGCCTCGCCGGGATCGCCTTTCTCGCCGCGTTCTCCGGTTTCGCCACGTTCCCCGGGCGCGCCGGGTTCGCCGGTCAAGCCGGTCAGTCCAGCCTCGCCTTTCTCGCCGCGAGCGCCGGGCTCACCTGCTGCGCCCGGCTCGCCCTTTTCTCCGCGCTCCCCGGGCGCGCCGGGTTCGCCGGTCAAGCCGGTCAGTCCAGCCTCGCCTTTCTCGCCGCGAGCGCCGGGCTCACCTGCTGCGCCCGGCTCGCCCTTTTCTCCGCGCTCCCCGGGCGCGCCG